TCATACATCTGGTGCAGCGCGCGGTAGGTGTTCGACTTGCTGAACACGCGCGAGATGACCTTCGCGACGTCCTCCAGCCACACCTTGACCGGGTGATACTCGGCCAGCAGTGGGTCGCGCACGCCAAGCCGGAACCACGGGCGAGCCGGCGAGGTCATGTTCGCCATGATCCCTGACGCCGTGACGCGCAACGCCCGCGTCGCCGTGTTGTCGTAGATCGAGCCGTGGACCTTGCTGCCCTTGTTCGGATCGGTGCCGACCGAGAAGTTGCCGGTGCCGGGCAGCAGGTATTCCGCCAACTCGGACCAGTGCGAGTCCCACGATGACCGCTCGTTCTTCAGCGCCGCCCACCGTCGCAGCATCTCGTCACGCTTCGTGGTGTATTCCTCGACAACCACGGTCAGCCCCCCAGCTTGCCGCCGCGCCCGAGCAGCAGTCGGTTGGGGTCGATGCCGTTGGCGCCGGACAGCAGAGTCGCGCCCGCGCCCATCTTGGCCGGGTCTTGCTCGCCGAGCAGGATGGTGCCGACGTCGGGTGCCTTCTTGTTCGCCTGCGCGTTGGCCATCTCAGCCTGTCGCGCCTGCGCGGCGGCAGCGTCCTTGGCTTGCTCCTGCGCGTTCTGCTGGCGGATCAGCGAGTGCTTACCACGGCGCGCGGCGTCCTGACCTTGGGAGATGGTGGTGGCAGCGCCAGCAACGGCAGCGGCTGCGCTGATACCGAGTGCGATGGAAGAGAACGCGGGCATCACATCTCCTTGGCGTGCGTTCGTTCGCACAGCACGTAGTCAAGTCGCGGCAGGATCTCGGCAGCCGGGCTGGGCGCGGCGAGCCCCACGAGGTCCGACATGGCGCAGAAGCGGGCGCCTTGCTCGCGCGCCCAGCCTTCCAACGCCAACACCAGGCGCACGCCGCACGGGCTACCGCGCGCTTCCTCGTCCACCCACCACGCGAGTTCGACGACGATGGGCGTGGACGGCGAGAACCAGACGCAGGACTGGACGCCCACAATGGCGCCCACGAACTTCCCGCCCCGGTCAGCCACGAACACGCAGCCCTGCTCGATGACGCGCTCCAACCCGAGCACCATGTCCTGCTCAGTCGGCGCGATCAGCTCCCCGTAGGCGGTGGCGGCGATGAACCGCTCGCCCATCTCAGCGAGTTGCGCGGCATCCTCGCGTGTGGCCCGGCGCACTACGGTCATCGCGCGGCACGCTAGGCTCAGCGTGTGCGGCTATGTAGGTCGCTAGGTCTTGCGCTTCGCGTAGGGATCGTAGCTGCCGCGCTCGCGTTGGCGCGATGCGTGCTGCGCCACCTGCAACTCGGTGCGCTTGACGACAGGGGCGGCGAAGGTGAGGGCGAGGGCGTCGGCGATGTCGGGCGATGCGCCGCCCTTCAGCCGCGCCTTGATGTCGTCCTTGCCCTCCAGCACCTTCTTGCCGGTCTGGTCGAACCAGTAGACCGGCGTGGCGAGTTCCTGCTTCAGCACCGGGTCATTGGGGATCGCGCCGCCGGCAATGATCCACTCGCGCATCAGCCACCACATCTCGACGCGTCGGTTGACGAACAGGTCGGCGCGCACGGCCTTGCCACCGAATGGCACTTCGATGCAGTTGTGTCCGAGTTGGCGGAGGCGGTCGATGACACCAGCGCCTGCGCCCGAGTCCACAAACACCGCCTCGGGCTGCCAGTCCTGCATCACGTTGGCGACACGCGAGGCCAGGTCCATGTTGTCGAGCCCGTGGAACGCCATCGGCGGGAGCATCTGCAACCCTTGGCGCTTCACGATCACGCTGCGGTCATCACCAAAGCGAGCCGGGTCCACGCCCACAATGCGCGGCTGGTGCATCACGTCCCGCTCGACGTAGACGCGCTTGGCGGCAACCTCCACGTCAGTCAGGCTGATGAGCTGATCCTCAGCAGCGGCGGCGAAGTCGCACAGCATCTCGCGTGCGAAGGCGGTCGGCGGCAACTCGGCGCGCAGGCGAGCGACCTCAACCTCGGGCAGCGCCGCCGTCTCGTAGACCGTCCAGCGCCCAGCCATCCAGTCCGGCTTGCCGGAGGCGGCGTAGTAGAGTTCCGAGAACAGGTTGATGCCGTTCGGGGTGCCGATGAACAGCGCCCAGCCCTGCCGGTCAGCGAGCGCCGGCTGGAGCACGTCAGTCCACAGCACGGGCTGGATCTGCGCCACCTCATCCACCACCACGCCGTCGAGCCGCAAGCCGCGCAGCGCATCTGGGCGATCTGCCCCAAATAGGTGGATGGTCGCCATGCCGATCCGCACCGACAGGTTGCTCTCGCGGATCTCGCAGCCGCCGACCACGCGCAAGGGTTCTAGGATGCGCTTCAACTCGCCCCACGCGATCTCGCGGGCTTGGTTCAACTGCGGCGCGATGTAGGCGAACAGGCTCTCCTGCGCCGCCTTGCACGCCGCCTGCACCAGCTCCATGAGAGCGAGCCGGGTCTTGCCGGCGCGGCGGTGCAGCGCCAGGACCGTGAACCGCTTGCGCGTCTGGTGGCACTGCTGCTGCCACGGGCGCGGTGTGTAGCCGAGGTGGACGAGCTTGGTGGCGGTCACCCCAGTTCCTTGCAGCCGTTCGCCTCGCGGATGGCGCGCTTCCAGTCAGCGAATAGACCTTTCGCCACCTGATCTGGCGGCATCGGGTGGCACTCGCAATCGACCTCGTGGCACGCTGGGCAGCAGAGTGGGTGCTCTTCCTCTCGCGAACGCATGACCGCACGAACGTATTCTGGACTCGGGTTCTTGGTGAATCGAGGACTGGGCAGTCCGTCACGGACGATCGTTGGCGGATCGAGTCTGAACCAAGTTCGCGACGGAGCGGACTCGATCACCTTCCGCATGCCCTTCGCAGCCTTGGCGAGGCCTCGGTCGAAGCGGCGCGAGCTCATCAACTTGTCGTGTCGCGCGCGGCGCAGTTGACGGCTGTTCACGTCTCCACCTCCGGCACCCCCGTCACAACCTGGATCGTCACGCCGCCGGAGTGCTCGACCTGTGCCTTGGCTCCAAACTTCGACGGGCAGAAGCAGGCGGCGCGACGCAGTCGTAGGTCAGCGCGCAGCTTCGCCACGTTCACGTCAACGGGCGTCGCGGCGTCGGCGATGTCCTGCGCCTCGTCCACCATCGGCTCAGCACCTTCCTCGCGCGCGCGCGCGAAGGCTACGGCAAAACCGTCGTCTTTCTTCTTCCAGTCACTGACGACGCTCTGCGAAATACCGATTTCCAAGCACATCTTGGTCAAGGTCTCTCCAGCCAAGAGCCCCGCAAGTAGGCGTTCTGCCTTGTCTTGCGGAACAGGCTCAGGCGGACGCCCACGAACGGCACTTTTTCCTGTCCCCGATTTCGCCTCTCGCGCAAAGGGCTTCCTTTGCCCTTCGAAAGCCTCCTCCCCGCTAAGGATCTCGCCGCGCGAGGCTGGCACGGTTTGTTTCTGCTTGCTCATTCGTCCCCCATCCAGCCACAGCATGGTCTGTCGTCTAGTTCCTTGCCGCCATTCGCTTCGCGGATAGCGCGCTTCCAGTCCTCAAGCAACAACTTGGCTTGCTGAGTTGGCGTCAGCGGACGCGATGCGTGCTTCATCGCCGCGATCTCGGCAGCTACGAAGGCTACCGGGTCGCTACTCAGCGCCGCGAGGTCCTTGTCAATGTAGAGTCGGCTCAGTTTGCGTCGGGTCATCGGAACGACTTGCCCTCTTCGATGGGCGCGTTGGGGGTGAACGGGCGACGCCGGTAGGACAGGTAGGCGTCTACGGTCGAGAGCGGCATCTCGAACTGCTCGGCAAGGCGGCGGTATCCGATCTGCCGGTGTTCGTGGAGGTCTCGCAGCTTGCGGATGCGGGCGTCGGAGTGCTTGGTGCGGTGATGAGCTTCGCCTGTGCGTTTCATTGGGGCATCCCCGGCGGGAACCACTTGCCGCCCCCTCCGGTGTCCTCGATCAACTGAGACCAGATGGCGCGCGCCTTCTCGTGGGTGTTGTCCGCGTCGAGCACGACGGCGACGGCGAGCGGCATGCCGTAGTTGTTGAAGCTGGCGTCGGGCTTCGTGGTCCAGACTGGCTTCATGGGCGAGCCGACCCACCTACCGTCATCGCCAAGCGTCCAGGCGTCCTCAAGCACGCGGGTCGCGCCGAGGATGGCGAGGATCCGCGCATTGACGTTGTCGAACACCTTGCCGGCGAGCCAGAGCCCGTAGGCGCCGACTGACTGTTGCCACGGCAGCCACCAGTCGCCGGGACCGAGGCGTGGATCGTTGAGGCGCACGTCCCAGATGTGGGACGGCTTCTCGCTCAGGTTGGGGTAGATCACCCGCGCCATGCGGTCCTTCCAGCGGTCCAGAACGGCTTGGGCGAGGCTGCGATCAGCAAGGCCGCGCCACAGGTGGACGACGCCGATCGCCTCCCAGCCGGGCGCACGGGCTGCGTAGGTCGAACTGGTGGACAGTCCTGGGGCGGCGGTCCACTGGAGCAGGTAGACGCGGGCTTGGGCTTGGAGCAGCCACTGGAGCGCCGGGGTGCCCTTGGTGCGGGCGGCGATAGCAAGGCGGTTGAACAGCCAGTGCTCGACGTCTGGACCCCACCAACCGTTCGTGGCGGCCTCGTAGAGGGGTGAAGGCTTGCCGAGTTGGTCGGGGGAGACTCCCTTGTGCCAGTGGGCGCGACCGTCCCACAGGCGGAGGTCGGGATGCCGGGCGAGGTCGAGTTGGTCGCCGTTGGCTTCCAGGTGGTGGCATGGGCGGCGAGACATGCCGAGGGCGGCGAGGTAGTTGATGGTCTCGTTGCCCAACTGGCTGAGCTCCGCGCCGACGAACACCTGGTCCTCTTGGGCTCCCGTGTCGCCGCTGCGCTTGTTGGGACCGAGCCCGAAGGTGTCCCAGGTATGGAGCGAGTCCTTGGCGGCTTCCCAGTGGTAGCGCCCCCACTCGACCGGCGAGAACGCGGCTGGGGCGGTCGGGTTGCCGGTCGGCCACAGCGAGTTGATCCCGTTGGCGCAGATGCCGAGCTGCGAGAGCGCGCCGGCTGAAGACCAGTCCGTTTGCAGGGTCAGTCCGGTAGTCCACACGAACAGGACCGGGAAGGCGCGGGCTTGACCGTCCCCGAACTGCTCGCCCTTGCTGAGGACGTGAGTGGTTTTGGCGTTCGGGATCATCACCCACGCGCCAGCCCAGCGGAGATCGAGGTCGGTCTCGAGCGTCAGGGCGAGGTCGGGCAGGCTGACGTTCGAACAGGTGATGATCAGTTCGCCGACCGCGAAGGCGGACTGGTCGGGGTAGACCGTCACCCACAGGTCGGCGCAGAGCATTTGGACGCGAGCGCGGTAGTGCAGGTCGTGCCCAGCGCCGTTCGCGACCTGGCTGAGCAGTTGCATCGGGACGCCGCCGAGCGTGGGCGCGGTGCCGATCAGGTCGGATGGCAGTTCGAGCGGTCGGTCCTCAACCCACACCGCCTGGTCGAGGTCCATCACGGTCTGCTCGCCGGGGGTCAGGGTGACGCGCAGATCGACGTGGTAGGTGTCGAGTCCGCAGCGGTTGCCGACCACGAAGCGGTTGGCGCCGATCTTCCCCGCGTGCAGTTTCGGCTTCGAGTCGCAGACGGCGCGCGTCCAACCGGAGAACACGGACTGAGAGAGGTTCGCGAGGCGGACCCTTGCCATGCCCGGACAGTCTACCAACCGCTTTCGGTTGGGCAACTCGTCAATTGCGGGAAGGCACCGCGCCGTGCTTGATCTCGTCCCGCGCCATCGCCTCACCTGCCACAACAGCCTCGAACACGGCGTCAGCGGCGACCTGGGCCATCGTCTCCAGTCGTATGCGGTAGACGTAGCGGGCGCGGAGGTAGCCGGCAGCGAACGCACCCGCGAGCCCCGCGAACGCGAGCAGGTAGGTCACGGCTCCTCCAGCGCGGCGAGCGCCTTCACCAGATCGCCGCTCTGGTCGATAATGAGATGCGGGAACTCGACTGCCTCTTGAGCCGCCCTCGCCACCGCGATCAGCTTGGGCGCGAGAGCCAGCAGTCTCAACGCCGCCTCCTCGCGATCGGTTTCCAGCAGCGCCTCCAACTCGTCGAGTCGCGTCATCTCGGGCTCCAGTTGCGGCACTGGCCGCAGGTTGGTTCGGGTGGCACGTCGGGCTTGGAGGGCGGCGCGTCACTGATGTTGACGTAACGCTCTGCCAGAGCGTCCCACGGCAACTTGGGCTCGCTGGCTGGCTCGGCGAGGATGTCGTTGATGGCTTCGCACACCATCTGCTTCGTGGCGATGACTGCGCGCGCCCAGCACATAGGGTCGTTGGCCCCTGACGGAATGTTGCGTTGACGCACTTCATCCCGCAACCGCCGCAGCTTCTCGTCGCCCTGCGCCTTCTCGTCCATGTCGCGCAGGGCGTTCAACTCACGCTGCACGTTCACGGGGATCGCGCGGAACTGGTGGCAGCACGCAGGGCAGATCACCTCGTCGTAGTTGATCTCGTATGGCGCAGGCGCGGCTGGCGCGGGGGCGGCTTCGCGTGCCCATGCCGCGTCGTCCCGCTCGTGCGCCGGCTGTTCGTGTCCGAGTGCCAACGCGAGGGCGGACATCTCGCCGATTGGGCTGAACGGGCCTTTCTCTTGCCACTTCGCCAGCACAGCGAGCGCGGCTCGCCTGAGCCTCGCGTCCTGCGCGGCAGCGGGCGGCACGATCCCAGGCAGGGCGAGGATGCGGTCGGCGATGTCGCCAGAGCTAGTAAGGTCACTCTTAGAGGGAACATCCTTGACCCACTCGCATAGTAGATCAACGATCCGCTCCCGCAACTCGCTCCGGTCCACCGCCGGCTCAGGCTGCACCGTTGCGTTGTGCGTGTCGTCGTCGCGCGTCATCAACCCACCCACGCCGATTGGGCACCCATCCTCAGCTTCCGCCTTGGCGAGCAGTCGCGCCTTCGCGGCGGCGCGGTCGATGGCGGCGTTGAAGTTCGCGATCACCCGGTCAGGGCCAGCACGCCAGTAGGTTACCTTGCCCCGGTTGACTCCCACGAACTCCATCACCGACTTGCGGATGTCGGCAAGCACCTCCGGCATCGCCGGCTGCGGGTCGGCGGGTGCGGCATCCCAGTGTGCGACGGCCTCGTCAAGCAGCGCCACTACAGCATCATGTGCCGCTGCGGCTCGCACGCCGCAATCACGCCATCGGCGATCCCGTTCCTCACGCTCGAATGCCATCGCCGCGAGAACTCTTGCCTTCCATGTGTTCGATTCGACGTTGCTCATTGCTTCCGCTCCGGCCACAGCTTGTTCAACCACTCTGTCGCGGTGTCGTAGGCCGTCCGCTGCTCGTCGGTCCACTGATGATTGTGGTCGGTTAGGGCGACACCGAGTAGATCCAAAGCATTACGGCAGGCTGGCAACGCTTGCCACACTTCCTTGAGCACGCATTGCATCGACCAGATGTCTCCGTCGATCATGTCGGACTCTCCGACCAGATCACGCGGACGGCCAACTCGGTCGAGTAGTTCCTGGATCCGCGTCGTGTCAGTGCGCGGAGGCTCGCCAGAGCACGGCGGGCAGGCGCATCCTTCGATCTTCGGTCGTTCCATTGTCGTCTCCTGATGTTGTGCCGCCTTCGCGGCGGCGCGGTCGATCATCTCCAGCACTTGGTTCTTGGAAAACATCTTGGCCGGAACCTCGCCAGCTACATCCTCGCGCAACTCCCGCAGCACCCCCGGCATCTCCGTCTGCGGGTCGGCGGGGAGGGCGAGGGCGATCCGCAATGCGTCCGCAGCCATCACCTCGTCGTAGTGGCGCCCCTTCTCGTCGTCAAACGCCGTGAGGAACGCGCGTGCAGCCGCCTCGATGCGGGCGGCGCGGGATTGGCGGTTGGTCACGTATCTTCCCCCGTGGTGAACTTGCCATCAGCGTCGAGAGCCATGATCTTGCGACCCGTAGCGCCGTAGTATGCAATCCACACTGGCGTCGATGCGCTCATGGTGAATTCGCCGCCCTTGTAGCCAGTGAAGTCCTGACCCATGCAGTTGCGGCACATGGCAAGCATCTCGCCTGCGGTGCGCGGCTCGGAGGTTGGCTCGAACGCCAGATCACAGTAGTAACCGCGATAGCTGTGCGGTTCGACCAGTCCGTCGATCTTGGCGTTGGGCGGAAAACTGGCAAGATTGTCAATCAACTCTCCGAGCGTCATCTGCTCCTGGGCTCGCTCGCGTTGCCACTTCCGGTTCAGTTCATCCACAAATGCCTGCATGTCGCTCATCGCTTGGTCCTCTTCTTCTTGGTCACAGGCACGATGCGGACGCGGATCACTTGTGAGTCTGTCCAGTCGGCAGCCGAGCAGTCCCACACCTCGTGAGCCGAGGTTCCGATGGTCCATTCCTTGATCTTTCCATCGGCGAAGATCGCCCACGCCATCACCGCCTTCGGCTTCTTCTTGCTAGCCATGCGTCTCCTTGCGGTTACGGCTCGACTTGCGAGCCAGCTTGGTCTCCAGCTTCTCAACGCGACGGATGAGGCCGCGAAGCAACGCCATATCGTCGTGGCTCAAAAGTGGAAGGGTGGGAGCCACGACCGCTGGCGCATCGTCCTGCACTCCTGTCCCAAAGCAGACCTTGCATGGGACCGGGTTAGATCCGGTGCCGAATGACTGTGGCCACCATCGGTATCCTTGGCCATTGCACGCTAGACAGAGGACTCTCACGGCTTCGCCTTTGCCGCGTCTGCGGCGACAGGCGTAGAGTCCGAGCCGTCGCCGTAGCCGGAGCCGTCGCCGTAGCCGTAGCCGTAGCCGGAGCCGTCGCCGTAGCCGGAGCCGTAGCCGTCGCCGTAGCCGTAGCCGTAGCTGTCGCCGAGTTGCGCGATCGCCTCGACTCCGCGCAGGATCACGGCTTCCACGGGAACGTCTCCCACTTGGCGACCGCTTCCGCCGTGCATTCGGCAACCGCCGTGATGTTGCGCAACTCGACATCGGCAGCGGGCGAGACGCGACACGTCGCACTCGGGCCGATGCTGGCGAGACCCAGCACTCCCTTCATGTCGGCGCTCCAGTAAACGCACATCCGGCAGCGACGCAGGATGATCGTGTCTCCGCTGGTGTCATCGGCGTAGCCGAAGAACACGCCACGGTGCACAGTCGCAACGAGCACGGGACGCCCCGTGCGGGCTGCCTTGGTAGGCGACTTCTGCTGCTTCTTCGTCATGGGGTATTCGTTTCCTTTGCCGCGTCGTAGGCGTCGAGTGCTTCTTCCAGTTCCTCGTGAGCGATATCGTGTTTATCGCTATGCCAGCCAGACCCTAGATCGGTTTCGTCGCAGTCTTGCGCCGCGCTAACCACCTTCTCGGCGGCGGCGAGGCGGGCGCGCAGGCATTGGATCGTCTTCTCGTCGTCGATCGCCAACTGCTGTGCGGCAGCCAACTCCTTCGCCAGCGGCGCCTCGGCTTCATCGATCAGTTCGTCGATGGCCTGCTTCGGGGATGCGGGCTCCTTGAGGAACGGAGCCATGGCCGCGCGCGCCTCGGGGTCGTATCCGTTGTGGTGGTCGCGCACCGCCTGCTCGTAAGGTCGCAGCCGCTCAACCTCGGCGCGCAGGGCGTCGCGCTCCATCGTCACGCGCAGCACATCGTTGCGAAGGTCCGCAATCGTCTCGTCCCGCTCGCACAGCGGGCACTGGCGTTGGCTCTGTCCGTGTTGGCAACTAGTCATTGGGCACCTCCGGTAGTTCGTAGACTTGGATCGCCATGCCGGGTTGGTCCGCCTTGCCGTGGAACTTCTTGCGCACGTCGAGCACACACACGCGCGAGTCGTCCACCCACCAGCGCAGTTGCGTCAGGCAGTCGAGCAATGCCTTCGCCAAGTTGTCGCAGTCGGGCTTCGACAGGCACCAGATGGATCCGTTCGGGTCCGACTTGCGACAGCGCGACTTCGGGCGGTCCAAGTAGAACGTGCAGTGGACGGCTACCGCGCAGTCGAGCGGCTTGCGTGGAGTCCACGACTTCGCCGCGTCGGCGATCACCGACTTCCAGCCCTCGGCGGTGGCGGGGTCGTAGACTCGGATCTTGCCCTTGCACGCGAAGGCGCGTGCGCGCGGCTGGGCTTTGGGGGAGCCGGCAACGAAGAAGGCGGCGGAGAAGGTCACAGCGTCGCCTCCAACTGCTTGCACTGCTGCGGAGTCAGACCGTCCCAGTGGAAGTCGTAAATGGACACGCCGAGCTTGAGCGCCGCCTGCGTCTTGGTAAGCCTCGCACGCATCCACGCCAGCATCAGCGCGCGGCGTCGGTGCATGACATGCTTCTGCTTCGCCAGACGAGCCTTCCATGTCGGGTCTATCCGCTCGCTGCTAGCGAACCCGCCGGGGCAGTGCGCCCATGGTTGATCGAGGACCATCATCTCCTCCTCATGTTGTTGGACCACCAAAGGTCAAAACGGAATCTCGGACGGATTGACCTCGGCAACCGTCTTCGGCGCAGGAGCGGGCTGCGCTTCTGGAGCCGGAGCAGGCTTCGGCTTGGCTGCCGGCGGTGGCGGCGCCTTCACGCCAGCCTTCGGCACCTTCGAGCCGGCTGCGGCGCGCAGCAGCGAACCGAACTGCGCGTCGAGCTGCTTTACTGCGTCCTCGTCGGCGCCGCCGCCTGTCGGCACGTAGTCGCCAGGGTTCATCCAACAAGCCTTGAAGAAGGACTTGCCGTTGTAGACCTCCTCCTTGACCTGGATCTGGACGATCACCAGCGGCGGTGATTCGCCGTGGACCTGTCCGAGACTGCCGCCCCAGCCCATCGACTCGGCAAGTTGCTGGATGGTGCCGAGGTTCGGTTCGCCCGTCTTCTTCACAACGAAGTAGTCGCCGCGGACGCGGACTTCGTCGTAAGCCGACCAGTCCTGCCACTCGCTACCGTCGAGCTGCGCGGTAACAACGAAGTCGATGGCGATGGCGACGCTGCGGGAATTGGGGAACGTCTTGACGACCCAGCTCACAGGCCGAGCCTTGAAGATGCCTTCGCGGTCGAGGTAGTTGGTCACTTGGTGGCTCCGAGGATCAGGTTCCAGATAGTCGAATCGCCCTTGGGGTAGGGCAGGGAAGCGGGGATGTCGTGTGCCGCGTCGGCAGCGCCGCGCGTCTTGGCAACGTGGGAAGGGAGCTCTTGCGTGTAGATGGTGCGCGAGCCGGCGCCGATACCCTTGCCCTCGCGCGAGACGGCGACGTCGTAGCCGACGAACAGGACGTGGTCAGCCCAGCCGAACACGCGGTCACGGATGCTGTTTTCCTTCTTCGGATGCTGGAGGCGCGGCTCGTATCGGAGCCAGTTGTCGCCCGAAGGATTGGGCGCTTCGTTGGTGCAACTGTGCGCGACGAGCACGACGTGCTTGCCGTTGCGGACGAGGCGATCACAGTCTTGCAGCAAGAGACTGAAGGCGTCGTAGAGATGCCGGTAGCCCTTGCCGAATCCGTAGGACTCGATACCTGTGATCTTCACGCCCGGCTTCTCGTGCGGCACGGTGGCGACGACGTGCGCCAGCGCCAACTCTTCGAGCTTGGTGCCGGTGTCGATTACCACGGTTCCGAAGACGTCGAGGTCGCGACCGGCGAGAACGGCGCGCACGTCGTTGAGCGTGTCAATGCCCTCGATGCGTGCGACGTCGAACGCGCGGCTGCCATTCTCAAGGTCAATGAACACTGGACGTGGCGCTAGCGAGCAAAGCTCACTCTTGCCGACGCCACCAGGTCCGTAGACCACGACGCGCTGCGCGCCGTTGATGCGACCAGACGTGATACCGAACGCCTTGGACTGCGAAGGCGCAGCCGAATAAGGTGCGGCTGAAGGCTGCGGACGGGCCGCAGCAGGAGGAGGAAGTGCCATCTGTCAGACTCCAATGCCGGCTTTCCCCGGCGTGGCCAGTTCGGGGTGGATGTCCGGCAACAGCCGAAATCCACTCGGAACCGAGGATGGGTTGATGACCTGCGAGCAGATCGGCAGGTAGGAACAGCGGTATGGAACGACGCACGCCGAAGGGTTGCGGAACCAGCGGCCGGAGCGTTGCGCCTCGCGGATGGAGAGTTGCTGCGACCAGACTTCGGCGAGCGTGTTTTCAAGATCATTCGTCGTGCGAGCGATCTCGTGGCGGACGAAGTAGCGACCCATGTCGGATCGCATCGCTTCGGCGACGCGGGCGGCAAACTCCTCCGGGGTCTCGTCGGCTAGCCGCGTGTCGGCGTAGGGCGTGCCGTCCTTCTTCAGCTTGATCTTGTCGGGCGGCGTCGCCTTGTAGGGACGCTGCATCGGACGCTTGGTTGCGTCGTAGAGGATGGTCTGGACGTCGTAGCCGAGCGTGCGCGCGGCGAGGACGTAGATTGACATCTGCTGGTCGAGCGACATCCGCAGCCAGTAATCGGAGCCCGGCGCGATGTCCTCCGACGTGGTCTTGTAGTCCTGCACGGCGAGGCGACCATCGGGCAGGCGGTAGATGCGGTCGATCTTGCCGGCAATGTCCCACAGCCTAGACGCGGATCCGGTGTCCGGGTTGACGATGGGAAGCTGAAACTGCAACTCGGTGGCGACGACTTGCAGCGTGTCGCCAGTCCACCGTTCCTGATGGACGGTGAACATCGCCGAGACCATCGCCGTGTCGTGCGCGTCGAGCGTGCCGAGGTCGGTGATTGCCTTCTCCGGGTCGAGTCCGAGGTCGGCGGCTTCGAGCGCGGCGTGAAACGCGGTGCCGACGCGGAGCGCGAGTTCCTCCTCATCGGGCGCAATGCCGATCTCGTAGCGCAACTGGTGCTTGCGCGGGCAGGACCGGAAGCAGGACATGCGCGAGTTGCTGAGCAACTGGCGCGGAGTGGGGATGGGGCTCACTTCGCACCCCCCGCCATCAGGTAGTAGCCGACGCAGCCAGCGACGAGGATGCACGCCATGCCGATCCACAACAGCGCGCCGCCCGCGTCGTGGATGTCGGCGGCGGTGCGACCCTGGCCGCCCTTGATGAGGGGTGCGCTCACTTCTGCGCCTCCCTGCGCGCCTCGTCAGCGCGCTCCTGCTCGTCGTAGGTCTCGACCCATTCGTTGGCACGCTCCAACAGGTCTTGGGCAACTGGCGAGACGTCATCGCGCAAGTGATGCAGGATGTCGCCGAGCAGGTCGCGCGCGTCGCACAGTGCGCAGGCCATGCGGACCTTCTCGTCGAGACGGGCCTCGAACTCGGACGCGAGGATGTCGTTGATGGTCGTCATGGTCAGATCCTCCTCGCGTGACGCATGCACGCGCGTTCGATGTATTTGGTCCACTCCTTCTTGCTCAGCACCTCGCGCGCCTGGTCGAGCGTCGCGACGCGGTAGCCGGTCGCGCACTCGAACTCGTCGGCGTCGGTCAGGTAGATGACGTCCCACCCGTCAAGGGCGAGTTCGTTGACGTCCACGTCGCACGAGCCGCGCCGGGCAAGGTGCGTCTCGACGGTGGTGTCGTAGCCAACGGTGAATCCGTCCAGGTCCAGTTCGTTCGTGTAGGTGGTCGTGGTCATGTGGTTCCTTTGGTTTCTGAGTCGCGGACACTAGCAACATCGGTCGAATCCGTCCAACTATTTAGCGGAATCTTTCGACCTGAACTTGCCGACCACCGGAACCCCGCTACAGTCCTGACCATGCGCCGAATGGAAACCG